TAGGTATCCAGGTAGATACAAGGACGCATATAATCGAAACACGCGCCGTTATCCTTTCTAAAGGAAGCCATGTAGCCGTGATCTAGTCCTTTTCTCTCATCCTCTTTCTGTCCCTCCAAGGCACCCTTATTAGCCTCGATGGATCTAATCCTATCCAGAGTCTCCCAGCGCCATGCATCCAACTGGCTAGCAGACCTCTTTACCGGAAAGAACCTGAACCCATTATGCACCTTCTTGTGTACCAGTGCGGCATCTATCCTCACATCTCCGTTGTACTTATCCCCATAGCACAGGTAGGCTGCATAGGAATAGCCATCAACCTGGGAGTTGGGTGAGAAGGATTCGGAGAAATAGTCCCTAAAGAATCCATGCTTGGCATAGGACATAGTACTCTTATGATCCACTACCTCTATATACCCTGTGTTCCTATTCAGGATAACCTTATCCATCCTGCCGGAGTAGAATAGGTGTGGATCATTAGTATCTAGGTTTACCAAGAATGACTGCTCAACTCCTATCAACTCACACTGTGCGATGAAGTCCCAGTTTATTTCTATATAATTCCACAGCATCTCTTTGGCAACTGCTGGAGTTCTAGGCATTAGGGAATCTATGGCAGTGAAGTTATTAGGGTCAGGTAGTTCCTGTTCATGCCACTCATGCATAAAGGCCTCGAAGGCTTTCTCGGATATGAAGGCGTGCTCTGTTGAAGCATACCTTCTGGGATCGTCCCCTTCTCTGACACAAATCATTTTCCAGACCACATCCATAGATGCGTGCCAACAGTTTCCAAATCCCGGGGCTATCTCTGTCCCGCTCAACCTCCACCCCATCTCGTTAGAGAGGAAGAACTTCCTATGACAACTGTCGAATAGTGTTAGTCTTGAGTTATCATAGAGTCTGATTAAACCCTCTTCGGGTATATCAGGCGTTATCGGCGTATCCATTTTTTTAACTCCTTATAAGGCGAGGTCCCCGCCAACCTCGCACGCCACGTACTTGATCCCCCAAAGGAGGGGAAGGGGGGTAGTGGCTCCCGATGCTAAAAAGGATAAAAGCATCACACCCTAACCTGGGGGGTACTAATCGTCTGAGTCGAGGTAGCGTTGAAGCAGAGATGCTCGCTCTTCATCAGTAAGCTGATTGAGGAGATCCTCTGTCTTCTGCGCTCGGCTCTTGCCTCGGGCTCGCGTCCCGGGCTTCCATGACGCAGACCGTTCCTGCAACTGTCCTTCATCGAAATCGTCAGACTGAATCTCACTTCGCATGAATGACTGGAGATCAATTACAAATGCTGCGGTGGCTCGGCTATAAACAGCCTCCTCACTCCAGGCATCAGTAGCCTCCTGCAGATTCTCGGGCCATGAGACCGTTACAGAGTACTGTATTCCGGAACGCTCTCCACTTGTTACCTTAGCTTTAACTTCTCGTTCTTGCATTTTTTCCTTCTTTCGTTATATGCGCCAACTTCACCATGAAGATTAGCTACAATTATATAGTACTGCAATTATACTAGACCACATTACTAGTGGTACTAGAACCTGTATAAGACCTATCATTGTCCTCCCTTAGTTATTCATTCTCCTTCATAAAATTAGTGACCTCTGAATGTTCTTGAATATAGGCTCCCTGCTCCGTATTCTCAGATAGTATAGACCTAACTGATTGCACTCTGTTATCTATTTCAAGAGTTCTCGGGTCGCCACGGAAATCGTGTAATACTATACAGAGAGCCTCTTCTAAGAGTCCATCTCTATCTTTCAATGCCTTTAGGACTAAGTGATGCTCAGGAATTATTTGGAGTACCGAAGACCACTCAGCTTTGTTGTACTTAAACCACTCCGATGAGTCGGGGACAGGGATGTCGTCACTTCTGTCCTCCTCAGTGTCGGTTAGGCATATAGTTATGGAGTCACGTAGATTCTCTTCTAGAGCTTCCTCTTGGAGAATCTTAAATTCATTTATAAGAAGGGCTCTCCGTCTGTCTTCAGATCGGAGAATATCTTGAAGAGCGGCAGGGTCTATGTAAGACTGCTCTTCGATTGGAGATTGGAGATAGGCTTGGTAATCAGGGGAGATGCGAGGAATCTCTTCTTGTCCCCTATTACGCCTTTTCTCATTAACTTGATGGAGGATAGTATCCTGATACTCGTCGGGCCACTCTGCTAGGGATAGAGAATCGGGGGACCAATCCTGAGGGGCTGACCTTTCAGGCATACCTCCCAGGCTACCATCAGGCCACAGGATTGATCCCCCTATCTTACCGGTCTTGATCCGAGATACCGTCGAGGGATGGATAGGGCGTCCTAGACGAACCCCAGCCACGACGGATACTTCTTTGTTCTCCATCCCTTCCCACAAGAGCTTCTTTACTATTGTAAGCTCTGCAGGGGAGAGAGGAGAGGGAGAACGTCGAAGGTTTTTAGGACCTTGAGACATTCTCTCTAATGACCCATCACCGAGAAGCACTTGCCCCAGGGTTGACCAGTCTGCTTGGCGCAGGCACACCCTCCGCATTCTGTATTAGTCTGACAAGCATAAGCTGGACAGTCATAACAGAAGGCGGGATTGGCGGCCCAGATCCCTACAGTTACTATTAGTGTAATCAGGAATAGTGAAATAGCAATACGACTAGGATTAGTCATACTCCCTCCTTATTTAGTTTTGTCCCTTATTTGCGATTAGAGGACAACTTGTGCGACTATGTTTCATGATACCATACAATGGGGTTTTTGTCAACCCTCTACCTCGATCAACTCCTCGATGAAGGCCAGGGCCTGCTTGTGGGTTCTCCCTTTGAATCCGTAACCTTTTGCAGCCCGGATTAGTGAGATTCCTCGATGCATATTGAAGCCCTTTACCTTAAGGCGTAAAGCGTGCTTCAGGGCTATGAGTCGGAAGGTATCAATACTATCGGGTGTATCAAAGGTCATCATAGGTAGTCCCCACTTGTCGCTGATTCAACTGATCGTATAGGAAATCAGCCTTGTCAGGAGGCATCGAGATGACCATAGCTACTACTATAGCCAGTGCCTCCTCTCTGCTGTATAGATCCTTAGATACCAAGGAGTCTACTACATAGGTCCTATTACCATTTATGTAGGAGTTGGTAAGCATACCTGCCTTAGAGATTATCTCTGATCGTTCCACTTTAGTCCCCCTATTCAATAATTGAATGTTCCTAGGTTTAAGATAGTGATGGAATCGGTTAGTAGTCATAGTCAAGCACCAGGTCCAAGATCTTCCTCCTCACGTGCGTATATGAGGCAGATGAGTAGTATTTCCCCTCCTCATCAAAGACCTTTCTCATAAGAGATCCGAAGCACCTATGAGAACAGAATACCATCCCCTCGCCAAGCCATCCCAGACGGAAGGGGCTCGGGTGGATGTCTATATCTACCTGAGTCCGACACTGATTGCACTTGGGACAGTCTTCGCAGGGAACGTCTTCCGTTATCGGACCACTATTCCACCAGTCGGGAGGTGTCCTATCTACCTCCAACCACCCAGTGCTACCGCATTTGAGGCACGGGGGATCTCGATATTGTGATCGGTTCTCCTCCTCATCCACAGCCCTTATATCTCGTAGAACTCTACCCCAATCTCCTGAATGGGTCATTTCTCCCCCTTCGCTATTTGTCGGAGTAGATCTCGTGTTACCAGATCTATGCCGAGTTGTTCTAGGTTAACTTTCAACTCTTCCAACTCCTCGGCAGACACGGAGTCCTTAAGAACCACCTCCACGTCCATGTCCTCGAAGAGTTCATCCACCACCTTTTTGATCTCGTCCTTTATCGATACAAAAGACATTTTTCCTCCTTGTCTTTTCTAACAGGCGCTAAGTTCGTAGAGGGTAATTCCCTCCCGATCTGCCCATTCTTTCAACTCTTTTACTACCTTATTCCAGGTATCAATTCCTTCTTTACCACACCAGAGGTCTTCAAGTTCTGTACCATCTTCATAGTCACCGACTATCAAGACGTTGCTATCATCGAAGAACTCTCCGTAGCAATCTATCTCATCTATGGTCACTTTACTCTCTATGGAACGGGTCATCATTCATACCCCCTAGTGCCTTGACTCTCGAGGGAGCCTCTCTTCTCTTCAATCACCACAAAGTACTGGCTCGGCCCATCGGGCTCGGGCAGGAAGTTTGCTTCCAAACCTCTCTCCTCAAGCCAATCTAACTCCCTACTACACTGGTCACCATAGGCAGCTTGGGCTTCCTCAGTGTTCTTCTTCGCTAGATCTTTAACCCTACGCTTGGCTGACTCAGCCTCTTCCTTAGAGCGGAAGAGCTTTGAAGCCTCTAGGATTGTATCCTCTCCCCACCAGCCACCCTCTTCAGGTCCACCGTAGAAAGGGATTCTCTCATATAGGGAGAGGTAGTAGTACTTTTTTATCTTTGGAGAGCCATAAGCCGGACTGGCATGAGGGTTAACTTCGAAGTACTCCGCTTTCATCGTCGTCTCCTAACCTTAGGCTTAGAGGTTTGTCGACCATTCTTGTGATGGTCACCATCTTTGTGGTTACGTCCACGGATTCTGAAACCACACTCTTTGCACTTAAGTGTGTAACCTTTAGTAGTCTTCATTACTTGTCCCTCCTAGCTTTAGCAATCATCTCAGCGTCATTAACTAGCCGACTCTGAGAATGATCCCCGTGAAGAAATCTTGCAAAACTATACCCGGCTGCGAATGCCAGGAATACCAGACTGAATAGAATACCTTCGATGAGAGTCATCTGGTCTCCTTTTATATGGCCTTTTGAAGTTTGGTTTTATATTCTATGTCCTGTCCGTAGGAGTCACATAGAACATCGACCATATCATCACTTATCAATTCCCCGACTCGAATAGACTTGAGATTCAGAGTCCCATCTTTATTATAGTCACGGATGAAGAGTCCAGAGGCATTATGTGTACTAACCAATCGGAACTGACGGCCATTCTTCGTAACAAGAGTGGCACTTACTTTATTTCTAGATCCTCTTATAGATTCTGTCATATTAATTCTGTTCCTTTTTATGTGACCTGATAACCAGATCCTCAATCTCCCACGATGAGTTAACACCGTGGGAGATCTGGGCTCTACCTATCGCCGAAGAGTGATTTATGAAGTTCAAGCTGCTCGCGGGCGTGGTTTCCTTCTTCCTTGTTCTGCAACTTACGGACTTCAAACCGTAGGTGAGCGAGTTCTCTTGACTCTGTCTCTTGTTTAACCGCTGCGGGTACCTTGTGTAGGTAGAGAGAAAAACACTTTGCGTTCTTCATCGCTACGTTTCCACCCCAGCTGTAGCCTCCCACCTTTGGCTTACGGTACTTGATGTGGAGTCGGAACTTGCTATCCGCCGTAGCCATTCGACGGTTCAAGTATCTAACCATCCGCCTAGTGAGACGGTTGTTAGGGATTTCACTGAAGAGGTGTTCACGGTAAGTGGTCATCTTGTCACCTCCACAATCTTACCGTCTTTGACTTCCACGGTGGCGTACCATGAGTGGGGCTTGGGGTAGTGCGGGCCCTCACATGAATGGGAGCCATCTTCCACCGCCGGCCCGAAGGGTCCGGGTTGATGACAGGGAACAGGGCCATTTTTCACAGCTTCTTTGAGAGCCTTCTTGGTCTTGAAATCCGTGTTTGAGTACATTCTATTTCCCTTCCTTTTCAATGAGAATAGTGGCCGTTCCCTCCGCCTCAGCTATATTCTCTAGGGCAGTCTTGAGATCGGTGAGGTCGGCTACTATGTGTCCGAGGTTCTTTTCCATTTCCTCTATTGTATTGAGGCCTATCTTGGCCATCTTCTCGTGATAATCCGTAGCATGAATTGCCATGATCTATTTCCCTTCTCGTGAGTTGTTGGATAGATTGTTAATCACAGCCTTGGAAGAAGCATCGGGCAGCATCTTGAGAATCAATTGAAATTCTTTTTCAGTCGCATAGCCCTTGCGACCAACACATCGACGGTCAAAGTAATCTACGTTCATACTATTTTCCTTTTTAGTAACATTCAATGATTGAACAACGGTAGTGACGAAGAAATTTAGGATTACGCATATACTTCTCCACTCCATACACATCATACCACATATCCGTCCCCGTGTCAAGTCGCTGAATTACTAACTTAGGGGCTGACCTCAATCATGCACGCACGCACGCCTGCGTTACCCATCCATCATCCCCATCATACATGATGTATTACCCAGTAGACAAAGAGGGTAGAGCCCTCCCTCTATATAGATATAAAAAAAATAATTACATAACGCAAAGCATGATTTTTCATAGTACAGAATAGATCATGAATGATGGCCTCACAATCCCCCCAACGCAGGCCTGCATGATTGCATGATCCCTCTTAGTGGGAGACTATTAACACTGACAACTAACGTAGGCTGTTATTATTAACACTCGTAACTAACGTAGGTCATTGTTACTAACACTCATAACTAACATAGGGACTATTATTATTACTCTTAACTAACATAGATGTTATCACCTTACTATTAATGCGCCCCCTGGTACTCGAGGTGAGTAGCCCCCGCGGGGACGCAGTAGGGAAAAGCCCACTGGGGAATTGGCTACGGGGTAATTGGCTACGGGGGAAAAGCCTACGTGGTGAGAAGCCCACGGTCCCCCAGGGTGATCCCCGAGGGGAGAATTATTTTTTCTCTTCGGTCGTTTTTTGCTTGACCTATCGTAGTGAAGCTGTATTATAGGGGTGTCGCAATAAAGCGACAAAAAAGGGAACATAAAAAATGTCTGAGAGAATCGTTATCAAGAGAATGGTTGGAATCCAAACCTTCGACAAAGAGACAGGCAAGCGGCTTTGGTCCACGAAGGAACAGTTTGGCGCGGACAAGATCAATCTTACCTTCGATTTTGGCACCACCGAAGCTATCGTAGGTGGCGAGGGTCCGTTGACGGTTGAGGAGCTTTGCAAGCTGGCCCTTCGGTCCATTGTCATTATCAAGCAAGGACAAGAGCGCCGCACTTCGCTCTCGACTGGCCGCTACAATGTGACCGAAGGCAAGGCAATATCGGTGGCTGACATTCTGACCGAAGAGAGGCGGACTGGTCAGAATCGGGAAGCACGTGACAACATGATCGCCCGATCCGAGCGAGAACGGATCGTAGGGAAGCTGATCGAAGGTGGAATGTCCGAAGAGCAAGCCGAAGCTATGGTGGCATAAACCCTCAGGGTTATACCCCAGGAACCCTCTAGGGCTTACGCTCTAGGGGGTTTTCCTGTGGGTGGATGCACCCGATACCCTCCCCCCGGGGACTGTAGGCTTTAACCCTCGCCCCGCGGGGACACCGGGGCACTACCCCCCCTCCCCCACCCCATCCCTATTTCTAACCCATCCCTTAAATAGAATAGATTTTTAGAAAGTCCCCGCGGGGAACCTCTACCCCTCTCCTCCAGGGACATTCAATCATTGAACTTTTTCTATGTTGATAATTAGTATATTAAAAACGTCAGTCTCGATCGGCCGCAGAGCGGCACGTTGAATATATGGGGTTTGCATCATAATCCCCCAATCGCACTTTTATAATTAGTACCCCGCAAAAAACATTGTTTATCAGACACCCGTCTGTTATAATGTGGGCATGAGTGTTAAAGTACTCAAATCCCCGCTGGCTGTAGGATTAGCGGAGATGAAAGAAATCTACGGAAACCACATTAAGGTAGGGAATACTATTATGGGTAAGAAGCTCACGAACGTAATGGGTGATGATACTAAGAGCGGTAAGAGTCGGCGCCTTGGGGATACCTCAGGCGGTGCCGGGACTTATGCTCCTCCGTCGGTTGATAAGAGTGGTCCCAATGCAGGGCCCCTTTCCTACGCCTCGTATGGCGCACCCGCATCCAATCTCCGCAGTCCTGGAAAGCGTGGAGTTATGAGCGGTTCCTCCGGGAAGAAATAGTATGTGGGGGATGATTGGTAGTTGGTTGATGGATAGCCTCATGGGTAGTGCCGCAAGTGGTGCTGCTAGCGGTGCCGCGAGTGGAGGCTTCTGGGAGAGTATGCTAGGGGGTCTTGGTGCTAACGATGCAGCGGCAGTAGAAACATTAGGTGGAGATCCAAATGCATTCGGTAGTAGTCCTGCTGGTTATGTCCTAGAGGGTGGAGCAGCTCCTGGTAGCCCTGGCGGGGGAGGATGGGGAGAACTTCTAGGTAAGCAATTGGATAAGCCTAGTACCCTTACACCTATGCAGGTAAATAGTCAACAAAGTCCACAGGCATCTTCTTCCTCTGGAACTATGTGGTCGCCGCCCCAGGGTGGTGGATCTCAGAATTTCCAGGCGGACTTTATCCGACAAAAGGCTATGGAAGAACTTCTCTTTGGACCACAGGGACGATACTGGAACAGCTAATATGACCCAGCTTAACAGCGAAGCCCTCCTTCCTATATCCCTCCTGGGTAAGGAATCCAAGGCTAAGCCGATTAAAAAATACTCCATCAGGCATAAGAGGATGCTAGCCCTTTACCTACAGGGGTATTCCCCTACCCAGATTGCTGACTCACTGGGATGCGCTCCTGCTACAGTTAGCGCCATTGTTAATAATCCTCGATCTAAAGAAGTAATATCTGAAGCTATCTCGCATTATGATATGCGACTTAAGGCCCTCCAGGGCCCTGCTATAGATACCTTAAAATACGCTATGGAAGGAGACGATACGCGGTGTGCCCTGGAGGCCGCTAAGATTGTCCTGAAGAGTCAGGGTAAGATGGACCCTCAGCCTGAGCAAGTTACGGGTACAGCGGAGGATGTTGTTCAGGAGATCTATAAGATAGAGGGCGATGGGAAGCTTAATATCACTATCGGGAAGCAGCGACTGAAGAGAGTGGCTGGCGATTCCCACAGTGCCGTTCAATAATTGAAGGTTAGTTTTGGGCGATAATCTAACAACAGAAGGCTTCGCCATCGAGAAGCTATTGGCTATCTCCGATAAGACCGGGGAGGATGTTGACTTCATTCTCAATGATGCCCAGCGCCATCTGGATACTAATTTAACGGGAAGGGATCTCGTCCCGAAAGCCCGCCAGGAGGGGGTCTCTTCCTACTTCCTAGCCCGTTACCTGATAGCCTGTCTGGGGCGGAGAAATACCAAGGCGGTTGTTATCTCCCATGACCAAGAGTCCACCCAGAGGATGCTGTCTAAGGTTAAGTACTACATTAACCATTTCCGCGGGCCTGCCCCAGTCATGCACAATAGCTCAGCTAATCTAATAACCTTCCCTAAGAATGACTCTATGTTTTACATAGGTACTGCTGGCTCGAGGAAGTTTGGTCGAGGTGATACTATCACTCACCTCCACTGTTCCGAGTATGCCTATTGGCCCAATCCCCAGGAGTTGATAAAGGGCCTTTTCCAGGCTGTCCCGATGGGCACCGGAGAGATTGCTATTGAGTCCACAGGGAACGGCTTCAACGATTATCACCGAAGATGTTTCCGAGCCTACCAAGGGGCCTCCCAGTGGACCTGTCATTTCCTCCCATGGCATACCTTTCCTGAGTACTCCCTCCCCCTGGAGGAAGAAGAATCTCTGGACTTCATGGATAGGTTGGATGTTGACCTAGAGGAGGATTCCCTATCGGAGATCCTGACCCCTGAGCAACTAGCCTGGAGACGGGTTAAGCTGGAGGAGTTGGATTACGACCTGAGATCCTTCCGCCAGGAATACCCCATGACCCTGGATGAGTGCTTCCAGGCATCGGGAGAGAGTGTCTTCCACAGAGTCAACTATGTAAAGACAGACCTCTGGCAGACAGCCGATAGCTCTACTCGTATCCTGGAAGGGCATCCCCGGAAAGAATGCACCTACGTTGCCGGCGCTGATGTTGGGGGCGGAGTGAGTAAGGATTCCAGTGTACTCTCTGTTATCTGCGTAGAGACTATGGATCAGGTCCTAGAGTATACCAATAATAAACTAGATCCCGAAGCCTTTGCATATAAGTGTGAGTCTATCCTAAAATCGTTTAGGAATCCCTACCTAGTGGTGGAATCCAATAACCATGGTATTCTTACACTAGCCATCCTTAATAAGATATATCCTTCTAATATGATATATAGAACCCCCTCCTCCGGGAATTCAGTCGAGGAGCGCAGGCTGCATAACCTGGGGTACAGAACTACCGTCCGTAGCAAACCGCTTATGATCGGACGGCTCCGTTCTATACTGGCTCACGAAAAGAGTCAGGGGGGACTTACTGTCTTCAGCCCATTGCTGAGGGATCAATTGTCTACCTTCATCGAGCACTCTAATGGAAAGATGGGTGCCCAGGACGGATGTGATGATGACTGTGTGATGGCACTTGCCTGTGCAGTAACAGGAATTAATCAGGCTGCTCTCTTTGCGGAATCTGCAAGGTACAAAGCGCCTGTGGAAGTTATAGACCCATTCTCCTTCGACACTATTGTCAAGGAAATGCGTCGGGGTGGTGAGAGGTTTCCAGTACGAGACATCAGAGGATTGGATACTATCCACTGATGAGATTCCTACTTCTATTAATCCTCATTTTGTCCCTCAGTACCATCAGCTACGGTGGTGAGTTGGACAATCTGTCTGTAAAGCAACTGTCAGGGATGGGGAAGCTGATAACTGAGTTCCCGGGCTTAAAGTACAAGGTAAATAATAAGACGGGAACTATAAGATCCCTGTCTAATGGAACAGGTTATCTATCTAAGGCCTCTACTGAGAGTCCTGGAAAGATAGGATCTAGTTTTACACCGAGTATATTAGATGCACTAGACATTAATCCTGAGGATATTACTCTAGAATCAGAGCTTGTCCACCCTATTAGTGGGGCTGGTAATGCTCATTATGTTCAATCATACAAAGGGATTCCAGTATATAAAGGGATACTACAATATAATGTAAATAAGGATGGTAGAATATACGCTGTGTATAATGACACTATCCCTGGATTAGATGATATTGTAGACACTGTAGTTCCGACTATAGACAAAAACTCTGTGCGTAAGATGGTGCTTAATGATTCTGATATATCTAAGGAGAGAGCCACTATAACAGAACCAAAGTTAGTATTATATCCAGAGGAAAAGGGGATTGTCCATCTATCCTGGCTTGTGAATATATCTAGTTTTCTGGATGCTAAGGCGTATACTTATATGATAAATGCGGCTAGCGGAGATATACTTATTAAGCATTCTGCCATGCATAATGCTCCCCAGATTAAAACGTATTCACTAGAGTATCCCACTCCAATCCCCGGCCCGCTCTGGTCAACTCCAGCATGGCCTAGTGACGGTAGGACAACTGTAGTATACACCCCCGACCCCACCGCATCGCCGCATGGTTGGCATAGTGACGGTCTTAATCTATATACAACTCTACAGGGAAATAACGTACACGTCTATGTAACCGGCCCAGATTATTCTGGTTATATTCCCGATCAGCCGGACTGTGGCCCAGACCTAGATTGTACCTTCCCCATAGATTTTGCTAAGTCATATGCAGACCCGGTAAATACTGGAGCGGTAGCTGCTAATATTTTCTACATAGCCAACTTTGTTCATGATATGCAGTATCTCTATGGATTTACAGAGACAACGGGTAATTTCCAGGTTAATAACTTTGGAAGGGGTGGAGTGGAGGGCGACCCTATTCGTATACTAGCAAATAATCAACCTATGGGTGATGATGGATGTGGTCCACTAGCAACGGCAAACCTTCCCTACGTAGATGGTGGTTATGGAGAAGCTGCATTTTGTTCGACTGCTCCGGCCCCACCGGGAGCCTCTAAGGTAAGCAGCATGGGCGCTGATCTTGGTATACATGAATTATATCATAGTTACACTGCCCGTACTGTAGGGGGAATAGGACCCTCCTCAGACGGTTGCTACGGTTGGCCTGAACCTTATGAGCAATCGACAATAGAGCACGTAAGCTGGGCTCCCATGATGTATAAACTTAATACCGCAGATACATTTGATACTACTGTACCTTATAGCCAGTGGTCTGGTAATCAAGACCTAACCGGGCCGGGGATCTATCGGTATTGTAATTTTAATGCGGATCTATCTGCCGTCATTGACTTGATTAACGTGGGAGGATGCGGTGGGCCTAGTAGTGACCCTGTAGGATGGACTTTTGAGACTTTAGGGGATTCGGGGATGACTGGAGCGAAAGGTTATAAGAAGGGTCAGCTCCTAAGTATCAATCTGTGGCAAGTCATGTGGAAGTTGATCGGAGAGCATGGGATAGGGGATCTAAAGGATGGGCCATCTGGAGGAATTATAGGGGGTAATCAGAGGATGTTCCTGTACTACCACGAGGCCTTTATGAATATGCCATGTAATCCGGGTTACCTAGATATACGAGACGCGGTAGTTGCAGCTGCGACTAATAATTACGGCGGTGAAGATGTTTGCCTAGTATGGGAGGGATTCGCACAGAGGGGTATGGGATATGATGCTGTGTCCTCCTCGAATGATACTCTAGTAGTAACAAATGGTTTCGGTGTCCCACCGGCCTGTGAATAAGGAGAGATAGAATGCCGCATAAAAGAAAAAAAGCAGTAAAAAAAGCACCTGCTAGTATGGGTAAAGCACCTAGAAAGTCTAAAACTGCTATGAGTTCTATAGCAAGAGTGAAAATGCCTAAAATGCCTAAAATGGGGAAAATCAAAGAGATTAAGATGCCCACTCCGGGATCTCTTGGGAAGCTAGATAAAGACTATTTCAATAGGATGAAGAGGCTCAAGTAATGCCCAAAGGACCCAAGGGAGAACACTACGCTTACACTAAAGAGGGAAAGAAGAAGGCCAAGATGGCATGGTCTAAGTCGAAGAGAAAGAAGGTTTCTGCTGTTAAGAAAACCTCCGGTAGAAAAAAGAGATAGGGAGTTAAGGGATGCAGATTTTATTAGTGACTGATGGAGGGATGGAAGAGTTGGAGAAAATTATGCTATGCCAAGGACATGAAGTCTCCAGGTTCTCCGTCCCTGATGATATACCTCCGACAGCGGAGAGTGTTTTCGGGAATTGGTTGGAGAATGTAGAGGGATCTGATCTAGTGATCCTAGATGATAAGTTGAAAAAGAAGTATGGTAAGATAGTGGACGTTATAAATGGCTCTGCGCTTTCTCTGAGTGAGACTATTACTAAGTTTATAGATCTCGGGATTAAGCCTGAGTCCCTTACTAAAGGTCGATTGGTAAGACGTAGGTGGTGGAATAGAAATGGCAATTAGCGGATACACTTCACGAGGCAAGGTTGATGCAGGCTGGTGGATGGAGCAAATCCGTGCCGGTGTCGAGTTCCGTAAGAAGTATTCTTATGAAGCTAGCTGGGATAAGTGGCGAAGGGCGTATAGGGGGAACTGGGGTCGGGACATCCTCCCGGTCAATGTTTCCTTCTCAATGCTCAGGGCCACCATCCCAAGGGTCTATTTCAATAACCCCTCTGTCTCGGTGAGCCCCGGCCAGCCCGGTCCCATAAACATGGCATTTGCTATGATTGTGAATAGGATTGATGGCAAACTAATGGGCCGAATGGGAGTTAAGAAGGAAATCAAGAAGATCGTTCAGAACGCTTATATGTTCGGGAGCGGATTCTCTAAGATAGGTTACGGCTCTAGCTTGCAGTCGGCAGATAGCTCAAACATTATGGGAAGTGGTTCCCCTGAGAAATCTTCGGGCGGGCTTGTGGAGAAGTTCGAGTATGACCCTCATGTAAATGAAGGGGAACCTTGGTTTAGGTCCATCCATCCGAAGGATCTAATCGTTCCTGCGGGTGCCAGTAATTGGCGGGATTGTAGGTGGGTAGCAGAGTGGTCAAGAAGGCCACTGACAGATGTTCAGAATGATCCTCGTCTTATGAATACCAGGAATCTCGTAGGCACCTCGATTCAAGGGCCTGACGAGTTATCAGTATCCGATCCTTTCCCCAATTCTCCTATTAGTATGGTGGATTTGGTGGAGATTCGAGATGCTAAGACTGGGCAGGTTTTCCTCCTTGCCCCTTACTCAGATACCCAAGGTTCCACTCTCCTCCAGCAGGATGATTATTTCCTGGAGTTGAATACCGGGTTTAATTATTTCCCCGTTCAATTCAACCCGGATGATGAGTTCTTCTGGTGCATCTCAGATATGAAGATTCTGGAGCCTATGCAACTGGAACTGAATGAAATTAATACTCAGTTGATGAAGCATAGGAGGACTCTATACGCAAAGATTCTTGCGAAGGAGGGAGTCCTTAGTGATGACAAGATCGAGCTACTTCAATCGGAGGATGTCCAGGCAGTTATTAAGGTAGCCGGGGAACTATCCGATGTAACCTACCTCTCCCACGACATTAACATTCTTACTATGCTTATGTCTAATAAGAATGACGTGATGTCGTCTATCAGGGAGACACTAGGTTTCTCTCGGAATCAGTTGGGTGATTTCCAGTCTCGTAGAGGGGATACCTCGGCTACTGAGGCGGCTATTGTTCAAGAGGGTTCTGAGGTTAGAATTGACGAGCGCCGACAGGATGTGGCAGATATGTTGGTAGGCGCTGTGAATATGATTAACGAGACTATCTTTGACTTCTGGCAGGGAGATCAGTTAGTCGAGTTGGTAGGTCCAGGTGGCGCGGATATATGGGTTAAGTTCAACCCCTCTGCGTTAAACCTAGGAAGATACGTAGCTAAGGTTGATCCCGATTCATCTGCTCCGCAGACCAGAGAGGTCCGAGAGAGTAAGGCGCTTCAGGTATATTCTGTACTGAAGGAGAATCCGCTAATAGATCCAGTTAAGTTGACACAGTATCTCCTAACGGAGATTGAAGGGGTGCAGCTTGACGATCTTATGGCGGCTATCCCGGCCCCTGAGAGCGGTGTAGGTGGTGCTCCCGGTAATGCACTGAATGTAGGTGAGTTTGCATCCCTTCTCACTAATCAAGTCGGTGCAGCACAAGGGGGTGCCGCTCCCAGGGGTCCTGGGGTTCCTCCTGAGTTACAGGCGATAACAGGATAATGCCTCTCTATGACTACAAATGCTCCGGGTGTGAGGAGGAATTTGAGGACATGAGAACTATCGCTCAGCGATATGAAGTATCATGTCCTACTTGTGGTTACATGGGGGTTTCCATATTGATTTCTTCCGCACCCGGAGTCTCACTTTTCAAAGAGGGTTGGTACGATCACGTAGGCACTAAGCCAGTGTATTGTAGGACCCCTCAACAATTAAGGAATGCGTGTGATGAATCAGGAGTCAGGTCAGTCTATCTCGAAGAGTCCGCCTTTAAAACTAAAGCTGAAGGACACTTCCTCGACAAAGCCCATAGTAGAAGAGAAACCGATTACGAAGGAAAAGCCACTTCACTACAAGACAGCTGACGGTTCTCGTACATATAGAAAAGTTGCAGCCGCAACACCTACTGGGGTTATTATTATGGAATATAAAAATGGAGAGGTGACATACGACCTATCTAAAAGAGGTAATATATACGCCTCTGTAGTGCTCAGTGACATTCCTAAGTTGGATGTCGCTATTCGTAAGTATATTCACTTTTCAGAAAATAAGGGATAAGTAAAATGGCAGATGGAATCGTTTCTCAGGATGAGACAACTAGTAAGGTAGATGACGGGACTCCGGCTATTCCTAGTGCAGAAGCACAGGGAACGGGAGTTAAGACACCCTCTACTGATGAGCTAGTAAATGCTCTTCGATATATGTTCAAGGAGGTTCAGACCTTGAAGAGTTCTCTGGATTCTGTCCAGGGAAATATGAATAACATGGCGACCCCACCGGAGCCGCAACAACTTAAATCCTCGGAGCCTCGGGAAGACGCATTTAAGGATATAGATGTTGAGATGCTTGATAATAAGGGACTAGTTAATTACATTGATAATAGGTTGCAAGAGCAGCTGCGTCCCGTCACAGAAGGCATTCAATCATTGAATAATACTTCGACCCGATCAGAGGTTGAGGGACAAGTAACTAAACTTCGTGGTGATGGCACAGCACATTTTGATGCCTTTGTTAATGAAGTTAGGGAAGTAATGGAACAAAAGGGTGGAGCCATCTCAGTAGAGGAGGCTCTTGTCCTGGCTAAGGCCAAGGACCCTGAGAAGGTGGCTAGGCTCGATGAAGAGTCTGCCCCTGCTAAAGAGCCACTAAGTCCCTTTATTGGCCTCCTTCCTACTTCGGGGAAGTCCTCGAAGAGTAGTAGGATGGATGGAAAAGAGGCTGCTGCGGCAGCGTGGGAAGAATTGGGCCTTGACGATGTAGTCAGGGAATTATCTAACTAAGGAGTTGATTATAAATGCCTGTTCAGAGTAGAACTGAGTCAATTGATAATCTGTACACGACTACGTGGCAGAATATGAAGGCTGACGTAGCGGATCAAATTTATTCCGCGACACCCTTTTTCTTCTGGATGAAGAATAAGGGTAATATGGACCCTGTACCGGGTGGCCGTTTTATTGCGGAGCCCCTGCGCTATGCCAAGTCGGATAACATCCGGTGGGTGAAGAAGGGCTCTACGATGCCCCTCGCCGACAAGGAATTTCTGACTGAGGCGATCTGGGAGTGGCGATACCTCGCTGACTCCATCGTTCGCTTTGGCGTGGATGACCAGCAGAATCGTGGTCGGAATCAGATTATTGATCTGGCCCTGGCTAAGATGCAGAATAGTCGAGATTCCCTGATTGATGCTCTGGAGACTACCCTCTTCACGGCTCAGACCGGGGACGAGATGGAAGGTCTCCCTGATCTGATTGCAACTGATCCTACTAGCGGAACAGTAGGTGGAGTTAATGCCGCTACGTATTCATGGTGGCGGAATCAGACTATAGATTATGATGTTGACTACGGTACTGACGGTGGTGATTTTCCGTTTGCTACTAGTGGCCAGACGGCAATGTCTCGATTGTTGAACCTGTGCTCTAATAATATTCGACAGGATACTCCTGATCTGATTATAAGTGGGCAGTTTGCTTATGAGAACTACGAGATTATTGCTCTTAGTTATCAGCAGATTGTGAATAAGGAACTGGCTGATGCTGGTTTTACCCACCAGGTCTATAAGGGAATCCCGATGGTTTGGAGCCCTGCGGCCAATGCTGGTACCTATGGTACTGCAGAGCTAATGTACTTCGTAAATACCCGATTCCTTCGGTTGAAGTATGATCCTCAGATGAACTTTGACATGACCGAGTGGAAGCCGATCCCGGACCAGATCCAGGACAGGGCAGCACAGATTATCTATGCTGGTAATCTTGTGACTAATCGTCGTCGAGTTCATGGTATTATCCATAACATTGATGCTTAATAATAACTTTCAAGATACGGAGTAGATAATAATGGCTGAAGGAATTAAGAAGGTATTTCAAACCTCGTTGACGGATATTGCTACCACAGACCTTGAAGGTGTTGGCACTATTCGTTTTGAGGGGAATAATATCTACAAGTATGTACGGTATGAGGAGGCCGCAGCGGCAGTTGCTGGAGTAGCTGGTGAGGCGTGCTACTATGACGCTACTGATACTGCACCTATTGGGTATATTAATAGTGTTGTAACTAGTGACATTAGTGCTAGTGACAATACAGGGGCTGGAATACTCCAAGCTGCATTGACAGATGGGGACTATGGTTGGATTCAGATTAAGGGTCTTGCTACTATGACAATTGCCCTTACTGCTGGAACCGATGGGGATGTTTTGACTCCTTTCGGTGCCGGTGATGGTACTCTGGATGTCATAGCAGCAGCTACAAGTCATGCCTGTGCTTATAGCATCGACGTGACAAATAAGACCATTATCTGCGATTTCCCTTTCTAAATAGAGGTAGTTATGCCTTACGGTATAAAGACTATATTCCAGACTGCTATAGATGAATACACTCATACTGATGTAGAGGAACTTGGTACTATACGTTGGGAAGGTGAGAAAGTCTATAAGTGGGTGGAGAGTGCCTTAGTAACCGTAGCCTATTACCCTAGGGCGGGGGAAGTCGGAGTTTATTTTTCCGATAGATATGATGAATCATTGGTTCTTTCTCACGGTTCTAGTGGTGATGGTTTAGGTGCTGGGGTCTGGCAGTCTAATCAAGATCTCTCCTCTGGAGGCGTTAGGTTTAGTTGGATACAGATAAAGGGCCCAAGTGTCATCTCTGTAGCTGTAACTGCCGGGGTTGCTGGAGATGCTATGACATCTGTTGGTGCAGATGACTCCACCTTAGATGTTATGGCAGGGTCTACTGCCACCCCAGTAGCTAATTTAACAAATGCTACAGCACCCATTACTAAAGGTTCATGTGATACTGTTTCTGGATCCAAGGTTATAGCTCTGAATAGTGTCGTAGGTCTGGTAGTTGGTGATACTGTCTTTGGGGCAGGAATTAACCAACCAATAGTACCATTTAGTGTGATAGTTTCTATTGATGCTGTTGCTAAGACTGTTACTATGGATAAACCAGCTATAGCTAATTACACCAATATAGACATTGTATTTAGTAGACAGAAGATAATGTGTGACTTTCCATTCTGACTGGAGATAATCATGGCTGAGGGCCTTAAAAAGCTCTTTATGACCGACACTGGGGACCACTTTGACTTCGATGCTGAGGGTGTTGGCACTCTTAGGATAGAGGGTAATAATATCTATAAGTGGGTAAAGAATGTTACTCCGCTTACAGATAATGTTGGTCCCCAGGTCGGGTCCATGGCTAACTACCTACCGGGCTACGATAATAATGTAGTTAGTGGTAGTTGGTCAGAGTTAGGGAGGGTAGCTCCTGCGGGAGTGTACCTATGGAGTTCGACTGCTGCTGCGGGTGAAACATATGGCTGGTTACAATTAACTGGTCCCTGTATTGTCCGTGGTCTTGCGATTACGTGGCTCCATGGTTACCCCGGATATATAGATGATGGTGGGGTGGAGGGAGTCTCTAATCTGAGAGTGATCCCTATGGGGGTTACGGCCTATAACCGTCCGCGTGTAGGTACACGGATAGATGATGTAACATACACTGTGGAGGTTAGTACAGGTACCACTAATGCAGTAAAGTTGGCCCTGAGCTTCCCGATATAGGTGTTATAAATTGCCCACAGCAAAGGAAAACGGTGCTTTCGTAAAGGATAATTACGGTATAAAGAGGGCCTATCAAACCTCTATCACAGATGTAGCAGATACCGACCTAGAAGGTGCTGGTACTATACGTTGGGAGGGGAGGGATGCTTATAAGTGGGTATTGTACAGGAATCTTTCCTCCTCCCTTGCTCCAGATGGTGGATGGGATCCTCTTATCGGTCAGGCGGCTGTAGTTGGATATGTTTGTAGGTACGCATACTTTAAGGAGGGTGGATATAATAGAGGTATCGTTACTTGTAGTGATTGGGGAGGGCAAACCCCTATTCCAGCGGGACTTTTAATTTCCGCCCCGGCAGATGAACAGTATTTCTGGATGCAGATTAAGGGGTACGGAAAACTAGTTCCGGGAATAGTCGGACCTTACGCTCCGAATTTAACTCTGTATAAATGGGTTGTAGGCCCACACATATACTCGGGTGAGGTTGGAAAGGATCTCATGCCACGTACCCCAGGAGTTCTATACAGTCTTAACACGGTAAGTACTGGAGAAACCCTATACGCTCCCGGGGCCGAAGCGTATCCTATGATCTGTGCCTATCTTATATCTAATAAAGTCGCAGGGGGAGATCATGCCCAGATAATATGCGACTTTCCTTTCTGAGTCTATACTATGATATATGGTAAGAAACATATCTTTACAACCTCCCTGATAGATACAGGAGTAACCGACCTAGAGGGGCTAGGAACCTTAAGGTGGGAGGGTAATAAACTGTATAAATGGGTACAGTATACCACAGGAAATAATAACCTCCCTGCTGTGGTGGGGCAGGTTCCTACCTATTGGGATACCTCTACAACAGATAGACAAGGGTATAAGAATAGTATAGTCTCTAATGACAGGGAGAATAATGATACTACTTCATCGACTAGGTATCAGAATCTACTGAATATGGTACCAGCTGGAGTTTTAATTTCCACTCCTGAGGATATGGAGTATTGCTGGGTACAGTTAGCCGGTTACGCAGAGCTTAGTCTTACCTTCCGAGGTTCTCCCCTCCTCCCTAATCCTAGACCTCAATTCGGACAGGCTGTAACTACACATATGGGTAAGGATACTGAGCCTGGAGGAGCTTTTATAGGGGGATCTCTCTGTACTATGCCTATGGGAATCCTGACCCCCGGGTATATAACCGGGTATGCCTTGGAGACTGATCTAGCAAAGGTAAACTCCATGATTTGTGCTTTTCCTTTTTAATTATGCCTGACTCAACTAAAATAGCCTTTCGTACATCCTTGGTCGAGACGGCTCCCTTTGATGCGGAGGGTGTAGGAACACTTAGATTTGAAGGGGAGAATATCTACAAGTGGGTTAAGTATATAGGGCCTAATCCTGGTGAAGACACAGAAGCCTATACGCAGCCCTGGTTGTTTGAAGTGGCCTACTATTCGGGTGAGACTGGTTATCAAAACTCAGAGGTTACTATAGATCTGACTGCCGTAGCTAATACTAGGATACCCGCAGGGGTGTTTATATCCTCTGGTGTTATAGGAACGGTGGATGGGAAAGCGGGTTATAGTTATCCAAACTTGGATAATTTTGATGGCCTACTAGCGGTATATCAAAATAACTATTGCTGGATTCAGTTAAGAGGATCAGTGAACTCCCGTGGTGGAGGGGTTGGATATACCTATGGACTTACCCAGACTGATGGCTCAGTTACAGAAGCAGCAGGACTTCCTGATGATGGTCAACTTCAAAACGTAAAGGGTGGAACTGACCGTGTAGTGATAAACCATTATGGCGGAAGTGTTCCCAGAGGAATCTGTAACTTCGTATTTTAATAGGACATAAAATGGCATACGCAGGATTTACTACAGCAGAGCTTATAGAACAGGTTAAGGCTAATCTGGGTAATAGGACTGATAAAACAGATGCCCAGATAGTGGACTGGCTTAATAATTCCCAGGTGCGTCTTGCTAGGACTAATAACTTCCGGGAGTTTCATTATACGCTCAAAGATTATATTACCGTGAAAGAATCATCTATAGCTGGTTATAAGGAACTAAATCAGAGATATGACGGTAGTGGCTGGACTAATGGGGGGCTGAAGGCTATGGAGTCAGTTAGGGTTAGTTTCGGTCCTAACACTGGCCCCTACGACCGTTCCTATATGTTATCTTATATGGGTAAACGGCAGTTTCATAGACTTCTCCCTAACCCTGAAAGCACCCTTGCAATGGAAGGCTATCCTACTGTTTTCACAGAGGAGAATGAGGTACTATACCTCTATAAGATACCGAATAGGGACTATCTAATTGAAATAGGATACTGGACATGGCCCACAGTCCTAGATGCAGATATTCCATATTTCAAATCCAGCTTCGACGGGAAAGATGACATCCTAATTGCATTGGCAACTTCTATGGGTTTTCACTCCCTGGGTATGCAACAACAGGGGATTCAATATTACGCTGTGGCAAATGCTCTTATACAGGATGCCATAGCTCAGGATGAGGATAAGCCCTCACACGTTATAACTGGCAAAGGTACATCTTCCTCGTCAGGTAGCCTCATGGGGCAACCCTGGAATGATCCCTTTGTAATCTCTACGAATTCTTAGGAGAGTAGTATGGGTGCTAGTGATTGGACTTCCGCCTTTGAGGCAGAACCGCTTAATACTGATGCAGTCAGTTTAGGTGCTCAGGAGATAAGGGAGGGGAAAGTAGCAGTTAGGGAAGTCTTGGCTGTGGATCATCATTTAGATCCAACAGGTGGTTCACCTGCTGCTACGGATAATGGTAAGCATAAGGTAATACAGGTTCTATCTGAGGGTGCCTCTGGAGATTCGTCACCGACGGTTCCCAGTGATGATAGTATGGGTCAGATCTATACCAAGGTATCAGCCGCATCTGGGGCTACTAACCCAGAGCTATACTACCAAAGTGCTGCTCAGGGAATAGGTACTGGAATTGTTCGGCTGACTAGGAATGGTAGTGCAGAGAGTATCGAGGCTGGGTCTAAGATGGTCTTTTACCAAGCTGCGGCTCCTGCCGGGTGGACATTAATTGAGACTGTTGATGATAAACTGCTTATGGTTACAGATAGGAACGGGGCTACTCCTACTGACCATTTGGTAGGTGGTAGTTTATATCCTCCAACATCCTCACCTGGAACTTCCACTTTAGTATACAACTGGACAATGGCAGGCATCGATGGGCACCAACTGACTATAGCCGAGATGCCAGCGCATACTCATACTGGTCCGTTCTCCCCTAGCGGGCACACATTAGATAACGTAGGCGGGACACACTTAACAACCTCTAATAGACCAGTAGCGGGTACTGGTCCTACTGATTCTACAGGAGGTTCCGGTGCTGGCACAGATGGTGATGCCCATACACATCCCAATGTCAACTGGCGTCCAGAGGTAGCTGCGGTGATTATCTGCGAGAAGAAGGCATATAGTCTTGAGTAAATGCCCCATCATACGGAAGGCGTGTCCTAAGAGTAGTGACGAGGATGGGGGATGCCCCGCTTGGGTAGAGGGAGTCTTGGAAAAAGAGATAGTCAGCGGAGAACAAAGAGTGGTATCTGATTGTGTACTGAGGTTACTCCCCAGGTGGCTACTTCAATCCACTGAACAATCTCATGGAGTGCGGGCAGAAATGAGTGCTATGCGGGACTCCATGTCCGATGCAGCGACAGTACTTATGGGAAATGCCCTAAAGTCTGGTGTTGATATACCTATAGGATTCTTAAAGAGCGGTGAGTAGTTGGCAAGATTAGCTTCATCACTACAACGTATCCGAATTAACCCGACAGAGATAACCTCTGATAATGTAGGGGAGTATGTCGGATACCTAGCTGATTATATCAATGATCTTGTGGATATAGTAGCATTCGCCCCGGCGGATAATATAGAATCAGCGTCTGTTGATAGTCAGACTATTCTACAAAATAGTATAGATAAAAAACACGTATTGGCGACTAATTCTTCTAATCTATTAGACAACCCATCATTTGAGTTGGTAGGTATAAACAATGCCTTTGAGATGAAGAATAGCGGCGGGAGCTGGAGTCGCTTTGAGCCTAATCTCTCCGATGATGGATTCGACCCTTACCAGGGGAGATATGTAGCTAAGTATGATACAGTAGGGCAGACTGTCGATGCGTCTATATTTGGCAGTGGGGATATGGGAGTTGTAGATACCTATAATCCTGGAGTTATACAGGCCCAAGAGGGTGAGGTTTATAATTTCACCTTTAGGGGATTGTATCCTAGTACCCCTCATGGCTCTGATTACGACAACGTGCAGGGTAAGATAAGATTCCATGACAAAGATGGGGCTATATTATCTACGGCAACTAATAAAGGATTCCCCGCAGCAGCGACTAATACGTGGCATCTAATAGCTGTAGAGAATGCAGCGGCTCCCGCTGATACAGCGTATATAACTGCTGGGGTAGAAGTACTTCGGATTGCTAGTGAGACTATCTCTTATTATATTGATGGTACTAGGTTGAGCTTAGTTGCAGGGGGTGATGTATCCTCTGGCGGGATTTACTCTGCTAATAAGGCAGTCCCCCCCGATCAGTCGGTTCCTATAGATTACGCAAGTCTACCTACTGGTATAGTATCATATCAAACCTCACCTATTGACTGGGTTGAGCACGTAACTACTGATTGGGCCGAGGACGGCTCTACTGGACATTTTAAGTATACCGGGGCTACCACCAGGAAATTCTTAGTAACATGGAGCCTTACACTTGACTATTCTGTCTCCGTATCGTCATATGGACAGAGAACTACTATAGCAGGTGTTATACAAAAGTTTAGTGGTAGTTGGGCAGATGTTCCCGGATCTGCTACTGAATCAGGCGAGAGGGGGCAGTATGATGTTCCCGCATTCGGTAATTATTGGTTTCTAGGCCATGTGTCCGGATCTACTATAGTTAGTGTAGCACCTAATGAGGAACTACGTTTTAAGTATGGATTCTCTAATGCGTATGAGGCAGCACTTACAGCTTATACTATTACCCTCCGTGGGATAGGTTCAGCATATTTTCGGGGTGTTGAGAAGGGTGTATCTATAAATATAATCCCTGCCGAGGGTATAGTATGAATTGTCAATTTAGCGACATAGTAGTTCTAGAGACAGCTATGTCTTGGTACTCTAGCATGAACGGTGTTATAGAAGAACTAACCCCTGAGCAGATAGCTGATATGACAGAGATAGGAGATATGTTGGAAGAGATTGGACTGCTATCCATTGATGACCAGATACACGCTATAAAAGAGGCTGTGAAAGAAATTAAGGATCGGGAGTAGATATGCCCTCTGAAACTATACCGAGTCAGCTAGATCCTAGTTGGAAGACTACGATTATATCCTCCCTGGATGGTGGTTTAAACACTACCGCCTTCCCGGACCTCCTCATGCCCGAAGAGAGTACCAGTGTCAATAACCTATCCCTCCGAGATGGTAGGGTTAGGGTAGATATTGGTAGCACCGCTATGGCTGGTAATAACGTCGGGCATGGAAAGTTCAGGACTACAACTATCCACCTGTCCAGTGCTACTAAGACTATATTCGCTATAACCGATGAGACAGTTCTTGTCTTAACTGATTATGGTGCCGATAAGAGAGAGTGGCAGTATGCCGTGGTGGACGGGGCTACGGCTATAAGTGCGAGTCATCTTGATTATAGGACGACTACGGCTGTTGCACATACGGGGTCATTTCCCGCAGGCATAGGTAACGCAGGGGAGGTATCTTTTAAGATAGCCGGGTCATTCGATCCTGCTGATGTTACTAATAGACGAAGGATAGGCATAACTCTAACAGACGGCCACCAGCATCAGGCTAATATAGTTGGTTGGGATTCTGGTACTAAGGTAGTAACTATAAATAACCCTTTGCCCTCTAATGTAGAGCTTGGTGATGTTGTTGTAACTGCACCTAAACTTAAGGGGACTATAGATAAACAAGTATCTACCGTCTCAGTTCCGTGGGGAGGGGGTACTACTGATACTGCCCCTTGGGTGGTATTTACTAACGGAGCGGATCGTCCGTTGTATTTTAACGGGTCCAAAATTAAGTATGTCCCCAATCTTCCCTACAGTGGAGATGTAGTATGTGAGGTAGTAACAACCTATAAAGGTACTTTGATACTGGGTAATTGTGTTCTGAGTTCGGCTGTTAAGCTCAATACTATTCTCTGGAGTGATATAGGTGATCCTGAGGAATGGCTATCTAATAACTCCGGGCAGCAGGATATTCTGGAGCAGGGTGAGCGTATAACTGCTCTTAGATCACTTGGCCCGGATATGATAGTCTACGGTCCTAGATCTGTAACTAGGATGACCTATGCAGGTTCTACTAACTTCCTATTCGCCTTTGCAGGAGCTGTATCCGGTTCCTCGATAGGTGCCGTAGGACTTGGTGAGGGTATCGGTTGTGTATCAGCTAATGCTGTATATTCTACCGGGGACTCTCATTTGTTTATGGCCCCTAATGGTATCTACCGATATACAGGAGGGTACTCAGCTACCCGCATATCGGAATCTATCCATAAGGGATATTTTGGATCTGGTGGGTCTATAGATGAGACTAATATAGATAAGACCTTTACCGTGTATCTTGATGAGCATAAGGAGTTGTATTTCCTGGTTCCGGTTCCGAATGAAGACTATACCAATACGGCTATAGTAGTGGATATGGATAGTATATCTGGTAGCTATGCCCAGTCTGTGGGAGGTTCCAGTCCTAGGTTTAGGACCAGAGTTTTTGCCGGTCATATATCAGGTGCCGGTGTGGCTGTATCCCAGGAACGTATTACGTGGAATACTATAGAGCGTACTTGGGAAGAGCAGGTAGTCCAATGGGATTATGAGGTGCTACTTAGTGATGCTCCTACGGCTACTCTTGGGGCCTCTCCTACTAATGGAATAGCTGTGGGAGTTACGGGAACTGCTGCTGAGGATAAGTGGACTTTTATAAATAGCTCGACACGAGCCATTATATATGATCTTACCGTTGCCGACATGAATATAGTGGCGAGTGCTGGTGCCGGAGCTACTGTGTATGTCCCGGTTATTGATAGCCAATTTAGTAGGATTGGTGGAGAGTATATAAAGACTAGTATAGCGAGTAGTACTCAGAGAGATGCGATAACTGACCATACCAGTACTGATCTAGTGTTGCTTGGCGGGGATCTGACATATGGTGTTACAGCAGGTTCTACTATTACTGGAACTGGTATAGAGGATGACCCGGTTACGACAGTGGTTAGTATTACTAATACAACTACCCTAGTTATGTCCCAGGTTGCGGAGTCAAGTGTACTTGCGTCTTCTATAACCTTCACCGCTCCCAATGGGGGTGATATAATATCATTTCTCCACGGAGGAGAATTTACTACATTAGAGGTAGAGACTGCTCCATTTGTCTCCGCTCTAGGTACTCTCAGCTATACCACCCTGATAGACACAGAAAAGCCCCTATATATCGTTAGCAATGCTCTGTATACCATAGATTTTGTAAGTCCCCAGGACTTTATAACACCTGAGGCTGGGGGTGGTACTGATATACCCTGGACAATAGAGACAAAAGATTTTACCGGATTCGATAAGGAACTAAGGACAGACCTTATAGATTTAGTCCTCCGAGGTGTGGATGTGGATGTTAGTATTAGCAGGGATGGTGGATCATCATTTACCTCCCTGGGTACTGCTACTGAGATTCTAGCTAATGTTAGATCCAGGTTCCACTCTCAGGGAGTAGGGGATAAATTCAGGTTTAGGATCTCAGGATCTGGTGGTAATGCAGAGATTGGTTCTGTATCTATTAGGTACCGGGAAGAGGACAGGTATAGATTAGTATGACTCAGTTATTTAATATGCCTCTGGAAGATGCCTTGGGGACGAGGTGGGATAAAGGTCTTTCTGAGGTTAGAGGAAAGTCTCGGGGGTGGGTTGGGAATCCTCCGATGGAAGAAGCCTATGAAGAGGTCCTGGATATAATCAACTATTCCAGGGAGGCTTACAACCAGGGGCATATTAAAGAATATGAGGCACATTATATAGAGAGAGAAGCTAAAGGGCTAGCTCAGACTATAAGAATGTATATAAGAAATGCAAAAGACAGTGGCGTTCAATCATTGAATGTTAGGAGAAAATAATGGCAGGCGCACAAGCACAGGGGTCAAGATCTCGTACTAATACCTGGACAAAGGTCATGGATCTACTTAGTGGTCCGCAGCGAGCTGGACAGACTGAGCTTATAAATCAAATATTTGGTGAGCTAGAAAATATACGCCTACGGCCTCAGGAGACCTATGCGGGTATATCAGATGAGGGTGAAAGATACCGTACTCAATTGAAGGATGTTCTAGGGGCCAACCTGGGAATCTATGGAGATATGGCTAATACTCAGTATGGAGGAATATCCCCTGAGTTTAAGGCCATGCTAAGCAGCAATATAGATGCTCCTACTATGGAAGCCGCCGGAGAGATGGGAAGGGGCCTTAAATTAGAGGGTGCTGGAGGGGGGCATTTCGGTAATAGACAAAGCTCTGATATGTACAGAGGCAATATGAATATAGCTGATAGGGCTGTGCAACAAATCGCCCAGCAGAGAACTGGGGCTATATTAGGTGAACAGCAGAGAGGTGAGGATCAAGCCTTTAGAAGAAGGCAGATGGGATTAGAAGGATTAGCGCAGACGGGTCAGTCTTTGGTAGGTCTCCAAGATCAAGAACGAGCCCTACTAAATGAGGCTTCCGCGTTTAGACAGGCTCAGCAACAGAATCAACTGAATGCTCTATTGGCTATGCTGGGACTTGGATCGCAGATAACATCCTCGGTCACTCAGGGCCTAGGCCAATTTAGTAAGAGTAAGACTGATAGTGGAGGTGGAGGAATTGGCTGAATCTAACGATCTTATTACATTGCTTACTGGTAGTGGTGGCAGGGATACTAGAAGAGCAGATGCCATTATTGAAAGGCTCATACAAGACAGACTAGGTATCCCACAGCCCGGGGCTGAGAAACGAGAGGCTGAGAGGGGAAGAAATGTAGGTATAGCAGAATCTATACAGCCGTACTCTGCCACTAACATTCCTGTATTAGGTCCTCTTCTTCAGATGGTCGGAGATAGTCCGGTAGGTTCTCTTCTCAAGGCTCCCCTTCCTGAATCTTTCGATGTAGGTATGTTTGGAGCTGAGCCTACGGGAGCAGGACCTTGGGATTTTAAGCCTGGACTTGGAGGGAAGGATCCTGTTGCATTAGATCCTGAGTCAGCACTGGAGGTTATAAACTCGTTACCTGGTCTATCATCGACAGATAGGGCTCGATATAAGGCACAGATAAGTAGGGTGAATGATATAGTTAGTGCTAACACTGATTATAGTTCTATGCAGGCTAATAAAGGTGAGCCCTGGGGCCTGCCCGAGGAAAAGTTTTCGAATCTAGAGGTATTAAAGAAGGAGATGGACAGAGATGGCGCAGCTCCCAGTGCTACGTCTGATTTTATAAACGCTGTCACGGGTATTAAGAATCGTAGAGCCGCAACCGCAGCCAGGAAGGCACAGGTATCTGGGGGTATATCATATACAACAGTAGAAGAGAATGTAATAGGTAAGGATGGTAACTATGTGTATGACCCAGTTTCAGGCCTACCAGTAAAACAAAAAGTAAGAATAGGTACAGATAATGCTAGCGGGGAGATAGTAAGTGAGACTAAACTATCTGGGACTATTCTAGGCAGTCAAGTATCTCCGACTGCTGCCCAAGCAGTTGCTACGCAAAGAGCCCTGGATACATATGAAAGAGCCCAGGTGACGAGCATAGAAGAGAGAAGTAGGTCTACTCAACAGCAGATAATTGGACTTACTAAGAATATAAGAAGTATGGGTAAACTATGGATGCCTACCATGACAAAGTGGGAGAATAATAAAGGACCTTCTCCTATTGGTACTTCGGGAAGGTTAGCTGTGGGCACGGCTAATTTTATGAATACCGTAGGTCAGTTAACTAATATGATTAGTGGGATGGGTAAACTATCTCCTGAGGAGAGATCGGCTAATCCGAACTATGTTATACCCGGAGCTATGAGTATGAATAAGTTTAGGCTCCCGAGGGCTGACGCTATATTTAGTGATACAGAAATCCCTGGTGTGGATCAGATATCTGGTGAGTATTTTGTAGGTGCGGCGAAGAGTCTCAGAAATTTTACTAGGGGAGATGCCCTGGCAGAATTTGAGGAGGGGGGATGGGAAGATATGCACTCCAATATAATGGCTGAGGCCGGAGGTAACGCAAAGATAGCGGCTGAAATTGCCGCAGAGACTAAGGGGATGGCTATAGGATTATCTATGATAGAAAGTGCTGGTAGGATGTCTAGGACCGCCACCTCTGTCAGTAATCCCGTAGCTGCTACTATACAGGAACAAATGCGGGATCTAAGTCAATATAGAACACTAGCTTCGAGGGGAGCTTATTTTAAGCAGCGGATGAAGATAAAGATAGAAGAGATAATCATTCGTTCTAAGGAAGAAATAAGGCAAGCAGAGTTGAGTGGAGTTCGAGTAGATCCTTATCTTAGACAACAGTGGGATCCAAAACTACTAGAAGCCTATGATATAGACCCTAATATCTTTAATACCGGTGTAGTCGAAGGTTCGCCGGATACAGAAGGTCCGCCTGTTCGTCTATTCGACGGTAGTAGTGGCTCTGCAAGTAGTGATGGAACCTTTGTAGTGCAACCTAGGTAGGAGAAAATAATGGCTGATGGACCCAAGACTGCAGATGGTAGGTATCCCTTTATAATTATAGAGGCCACTGATGGAAGACCAGGAAGTGGGATACTAGCCTCGGAAGATAATGCCGACGTAGCTAGGCGTGAGTGGGTGGAAAGGGAGCAGGCAAAAGGAACTCTTCCTACGCCGGGTAGGCCTACCGCCGGGGAGTCACCGGCTATCACTGGACGAAAACAGGGAGCAGGGCCACTTGTCCCCGGGTTTGGTAATACCGCGCCCGAGGATATGGTAGCAGCTGATTTCGAGAACCTGCCCCCTGATCTACACTCCATTATAAAGAATATAGCCCCTGAGAAACGTCAAGGAACCCTGGATACGATAGGGCAGATACTAGGATCTTTCATACCTGGAGGGGGTATGGATACAGATATTATGTCTATGCCTAATAGCGAAGCCATACAACGATTGCGTGGAGGGGAGCCTACTACTCTAGATGACTTTGCTAGGGCGATGGCTGGTCCTGATGCTACTCCAGAGCAAAAGCTCAATACTATTCAAGGCCACCCAGATCTTGGTCCCACATCATATCAATGGGCTCCCGGGAAAAATACCCCTGAGGGTTACACACTTACATTAGATCATCTAGCTATGAATAATGCTCTGGCTAGAAATTTTGGTGAGGATCTAATAGAGGCTGAATTTCCCGGAGGGGCAATTAGAAACTATGACCCAGAGTTAAAGGACATTATTAAACTAGAACTTGGTGGCGGAAAGTTCCAGGCCAGGACTAATTTTGCGCCTTTTTCTATGTCTTTAGTAGAAATGGGTGCATATATGAATAGGACACAACAGTATCCTTTTTCCCCCGCTAATATGATGGATGAAAGAGATGCCCTACTTAGTCAAGGAATATATGCGAGAATAGCGTCAGACCCGGGCCGGCAAGGAAATTCATTCCTATTTGCTCGTAGATCTGAGTCTGAGGATTGGCAGCCAGTTAACATGGGCTCATGGGAGGAAACCTTTAAGTCCCTTGGCACCGAGGTTCCTGCGACGCTTATACAGATAATGAGTGCCATGCTAGGTAGAAAATATGGCTATCCGAAGATAAAAGATAGATTCCCGAGTATGGGTAAGTTTGCATCTAGGGCAACTAAACTGGGAGTGGAAACAGGTGCAGCTACTCTAGGTGGAATTGCCGCGGTAGAGGCTGAAAATAAGATCTATTCTGCCTTCTTTGACCAACCTGAACCGACATTACAGCAAAGGGTAAATGAGGCAGCTGAGATGGCTGCTTATACGGTAGGAGGAGATGTTGGTATACAGGGCACCCTGGGAATATTGAAAGGGGGATCTAGCAGGGTTCTATTCAAACTTTCTGGTGATCCTGAAGGCTTGAAATATGCCAATCAACTTGCACAGGAATTAGGGTTCCCTCCAGTTCTCCCAGGTCAGTTGGGTCCTATCGCAAAGACTAGAATGAGTCGTCTGGTCAACTTCACCCCCTTCGGACAAAGATGGGCTACTCAACAACTAAGTCAGGTGACTGACGCCCTGTTTAACCTGACTAATAGGATAGGAAATATACCTGATGCTTATGCTCAAGAAGCAGCGCTTAAGAGGATGTCGGCACAACATGAGTTAAGAGGACTAGAAAAAGCTGGGAAGTTCCGAGAGAAGGGTGTTGCTTTTACTCGTAAAGGTAGGCAAAAGAGGGCAGACCTAGCAACTACGGCTGAACAGAATGCTCTTAGAGACGAGTTGTCAAGACTACATATGGGTATAGAGGATACTAAATGGACTAGGTGGAATCCTTATACTAATGCAGTAGGGTGGGTGCGAGAATCTGCTAAGGAGATGCAGGGTATATTACGAGGTAAGGCCGGATATAAACAGACCGGAGATCTAAGAACGGTTAGGACAGATGCTAGGAAGGCTTATACTCAATGGGAGTTAAATGCTAGTAACGCATTTACAAAGGAAGCTGACGGGATAGGAGAGCAGCTACATAGACACGGGGCTACATGGGATCTGTCAGCGGTACAAGATGTTATACCCGATGTACTATCGGTACAAAGGGGAATCCCCATCGAGGGAGGTATTATAGGTGGACGTAAGCTAACCCCGGAATTCTGGGAGTCCGACCTAGGGAAAAAGGTACTTGGTATAAGCCAACTTGGGAGTGAGGTAGTATCTGGTAATCCCGGTACTTTTGGTACGCTAAGGGAACTTATGAGTGAGCTGGATAATATACCTTATAGTAGTCTAGCTACTAAGACTGAGAAGGATATACTAAGTGCCTATCAAAAGGCTCTTAGAAAAGCTGTATACGATCCCCAGTTTCCCGCCGATATGACTAGGTATGCAGATAATATCCCGGGGCAGACTCCTACATTTAAGCGGAGTGAAGTTCTAAAAGTAATGAATGATAGTCGGGGGGCGTATAAAGAGTATCTAGCCGCACGTGAGATGTGGGGAATAAACACTGCGATAGGTTTGCCCCCAGAGGATCTAGTAAAGTACTTCATTAGTCCTAGGAATAAACCTCATGGGGTGATAGATCTGCATACTATGTATAAGTCAGCATTCTCCGGAGAAGAATTTAACAAGGAATGGGGCAAGGTAACTCACGCATTCGCTAACCAGGTTATGAGTTGGCCTGCTGATGATATAACAAAATTCCTTAAGGAGATTCCCGCTGGACCTGAGTATGCAAAGGCTCGTAAATTGCTAATGACTCCTCGGCAAGAAATAGAGATGACAAAATACGCTCGGAGAAAGAAGGTTATAGTAGACGATCCCAAGGTTATAGATCTACTCAGTAACATGACTGAGATGGGTAAGCAACTAGTTGATGCGAAGGTAATGAAAGACGAATTTGCATTCTCTGAGTATGTACAGTTGATAACTAAGGCCTACGGTAAAGAGAATATGCAGGAGATGGTACCCTGGGCTATACTTACTGACGTACTAAATAAGAGCCTAGTACTTCGAGGTGGTAGCTTGGTGATAAATCCTCTATCCGCCAAGAAATCACTGACAGAACTTAAAAAGCTAGGCATATTTGATGGTATTATGAAACCTGAGGATCTAAATAACTTAGATAAAGCCCTACTTGCCATAGATAACCTACCAGTAATGGTTGCTGATGATACCGCAACTGGTATGGCCCTTATGGCTAGAGCCGGATCAAGTTTACCCATACCAAATCCTGGTCAACCCCTTAAGACTGTAGACGCATGGTTCGGTAAGATGACTGACTGGTTGAATGCCAGGGCCATCCTAAATGGGTGGGTGGGGGCACCTATTGGTATGGGTAAGGGTGGAACTGAGTTAACAAGGCAGAGTAGGTATAGTATAATACAGGCTACTAAGGTAATGATCCAGGCGCAGAAAGCAGCAGAGGAAGCTTTTCCTGAGCGGGGTCAACATGAGAGGACTACATCTGATGATCTTAGGAGCATGAACAATTTGAATTGGGTATTCGTTCCGGGTGATTCTCTGCCGGAGCAATATGATGCGGCACGGGCATCTCAGATATTGATGCTAATGACATTGGAAGATGAGAAGGAAAGATCAGCTACTCAGGATATACTGGATGCGGTTACTGTAGAATCTGATCCTCAGAAAGCAGTAGTTGATCCCGCTACCGGAGACTTTCCTCCGGCCATGCTAAATTTCTAAAATAGGAGATTTCAATGATTGAATGGTTTACTACGAATCAAGATACTATTTGGGATATAGTAGCTAAGGTAATCGCACTGTCGGCTGCCATCGCTGCTGTCACGCCTACCAAGGTGGATAATGACCTGTTGAATAAGTTTCTAGGATTCATCAACCTTCTCGGCCTCAATGTCCTGAAGGCAAAGAACAAGGATGATGACTAGTTTCCTTATGGTAGCTGGGGGAGTGCTGCTTTTTGCTGGCGCTCTATGTGCCCTAGTTGTTGTCTCCAGGACAGTGGGTAGGGCTTCGGCTAAAATTGACACCCTAGAAGAGGGTGAGGATAGAAGGGATGCTTTCGATGAAGTTGTGTCACGCCCCTCTCTTAGGGGTCGTAGGCTTGTGGATAAGCTGCGGAGGGAACTGGGCAGGTAAGCCACCAGCCTGCCCTCCCTTCTCAGCATCCTCTATAGATAATATAGAAGAGTTAGTGGAAGAAAATAGAGGTCAAGCTCTCGTACTTTGGTTAGGCGAGATAGACCGATACTGTGATGCTATCAAAGCAATGAGAGAGGGATAATGGCCGTATATGATACCGTAACAAAGATAATCATAGGTTCGCCTATGGAGACAGATACTACCTCGGGGATGCTACTGAAGACCCAGGATAGTACAGATGATCCGTCACTGGCTAAGACTATAAATGACTATTTGGAGTCCATAGACTCTACTGATAAAGAGGTCATAAACATCACATCAGTTGCCCTTACAGCCACTGTTATCGCTGTTATTATAATCCACAAAGATGATTAATTAGGCTAGGGATGCTTCTTAACTAGGAGTAGAAGTGACTAGAAACGGAAATGGTATAGGATATAACACCTTTTGGACTGTAATCTCTATGCTACTTACCACAATAGGGGCTATCTTTTTTATCATGCTGGCCCATGCTGACGAACCGAAGCATTCCGAATCTGCCCATGAGGGAGATGTTACTAAGTTAGAGGTTAAGGTCGAGGGTATAGCTGTGGACGTGGTGAATAATAAGGGCGTTCTTAAAGAGGTGAAGGCGGATATTAAGGAACTAAGAGTAGAGCAGAGGGCTTATACGGAAACTATTCTTAGGGCCATAAGGGAAGCTAGGTAATGAATGGTAGTCCCTAGTGAACGAGAGTACGGAGCCCTGGAGAAAGAGGTGGCTGAAATACGGCACGACCTTAGAAACCAGAGGATGGTCTGTAACAGTCACGGGGAAGATATAGCGGAGTTGAAGCGAGACTTAGAGAGATTAAAGACTCGCCTAGCCACAGGCATCGCCATCTTCATAGTGGTTATAGGAGCAACTTCCTGGATGATTGAATTAGTTTTATCAAGGGGATAGTCTCAATTCCCCACCCACTTAAATGTATAGTCCAGCCTACCTTCGGTGAGGGGGGTGGATGTGATAACCTTCATAGCAGTGAGGGTAGCTTCTATCCCCCTCATCATCGAATCATCTACATCTCTATACATTATACGCATAAGTTCTGACCTCTTGATTTGTCCTCTCCCCCTGATTATATCCATAACCTCCTGGGTCTGAGCAGTATAGATAGTCCTACCTACCTTCCCAAATACGTCGGACATATTGACCTCTACTGTTTCCATCAGGCCCTTGGCTCGTAGTAGGTCATTCTCTGTTATAACTAAAGATGATGATCTCGCTACGGATACTACCATGGCTATTTTCTTTATATGAGTAGCCCTTCGCGACACGTATCCTGAGAATCTGGGATCTCTGATAGCTGGCATACCCATGTCAGTCTTTCTATCCTCCTCTGCATACCAATCCTCATAGAGTTTAAGCGCCTTGGGTTCAAATCGCATAGGGCCGGAGAGCATCTTTATCAACTCTAAGTCATGCTTAATGGCCGCTTCTAATTCCCTGTCAACCCCGTGCAGGTTGGGATTGGTTATAGTCTTCCCCTTCTTATGCTCGACTACGAATACTATCCTTGAAGTAAAGCCTCCCCCTATAGCTCCGTGGGGTATGACCAAGGGTATCCAATCAGGTGCCATAGCCCCTAACATATTAAAACATACCCCTATAATCTCATCAGTTCCTGATCCCTTTGTCTCGTAGACCCACTTAGGTTGAGAGTCATACCAGTCTGTTAAGTCAGCCAGGAGTTTTATATTATTCTCCCCTAGGAAGACGGCAAGTTCGGAACTTATAACCGCCATAGCACTCTGACTCTCAAGGGTTCTATCATGAGTAGGGTAGGTTGTGGCTACCTGCTTCATCCTCCGTATTAGAGCCTCCCTGATAATCGACTGAGATACTATATTCACCCGGACATGGTTTAGGAAGTCTCGGGCAATAGATATAGGTTCCCCCTTCCGTCCCCCGGATGGCCCTATTAGGGTAATATACATATTGGGGTAGATCTTAGTATGTCCCCACTCTAGGTATACACGCCTCTCCATTGTGCAGGCCAGGGTAGAGATACACGACCAGAGATGATACGGAGTAGGACTCTCAGTATTCTTTGTGTACTCTAACCAAGCAGTTAGGAGATCATCCAGCCTTCGCTTCTTCTGCTTTGCCAATGCTTTTCTCCAAGGCTGCTTGGACAACCCCCTCGTCGGTTATTTTCTCAGGGATTTCCTCCATATAGCCCCAGTTCACCCCCACCTTTGCATCGACTCGCAGAGTAAATTCTCTGTGATGATATTCCAGTCGTTCCCCCATGTGTGATTTTGCTATTCTAATCAAAGATATAAGCTCTGCGGCAGAAGAGTATTCTACCCTAACCAATATAGAATCGTGTACGTTAGCTCTTAGGTCCATCTTCCTATTCAATCTAGGATCTATATACACACCCACCATGCCGTACTTTGTAACTCTTGCTACCGTAGTCTGAGGAGCCCAGGATATAGCTTCGTTAACCATCTCCGTTGTGTAGGCCCCTAAGAATCTCCGCTTGTCACCGAAACAAGTTTGGAGAGTTCTATTAGTTCTCATTATATGCTCTATCTCTTCATACCAAGAATTTAGACCTGGATAGGCATAGTGATACTTCTGGTGTATAATCTTAGACTCTGCCTCTTTAATTTCGTTTTCAAGGGCAAACCTTTTATAACCCATCCTATAATTAAATCCGTGATTACTCTTCTTTCCTGCTTGTCGGATAGACATGGATCTAGGAAAGTAGTAGTTAGTCATCTCCTCGACGGTGAAGACTTTCCTTTTCTTAGCTATCTCTATAGGATCGGTCATGTGACCTACTAGCTTATTATCCTCCTGTATTATCTCTGGTGATGCTCCCGATAACAGGGAACCTGTGGATAGATGTGGGTCTTGTCCTGACCAATAAATGTCCATCATCTTGGACTCTTGAGCCAGGAATGCAGTTACTATCCACTCTGCCTGCCGGAGATCTAACTCTACGAAGCAGGCTCCCTCCATTATTTAACTCTGCCGTGGAGTATGGAGTAATGATTCCCGTCTTGGAACCGTCCACCCCAGGTGAAGTTAACCTTGTCTCCGTCTATAACCCGAGAGAAAGATTCCCAGATCTCTCCGAAGGGTAGATGGTCATTGGTCTTAGTTAGGTACTTCCCGTCTTTGAATAGGTGGAGGTCTGCGGCCAGCCTCTTGGTATGGTTGGAGTTGATGAAACCCCTCTTAGCGGCCTCTGCCTTACTCCTCTCCACCTCTCCTATTCTAACCCGGTAGCCCATTTTAAACATAAGGTCTATTAGGGTTGATAGGTGCTCAGCGAATACTTCTTGCTTACGTCCCAGGGTCATTTCTGTTCCTCCTCACAGTATAGAAATTTCTTGAAGGCAGGATCTAAGTTTTGCATATTCAGACCTGTCCCCTTCAAGGTCTTGGTTGATGAAAGTCTGGCACTTTTCGTACCTTTTAACTGATAAAAGCATCGGAGTCTCTTATCTGGATCGTACACTAGTTCTAGGTATGTACTCCGTAGTTTGTCTAGGTGTCTCCATCTTTGTAGGATTCTGGCCTCTGGAAGATTATCCCTCCGGGCTATCCTACTTAGTGCCTTGTCATCACAGGTTCTTCTACCCCTATTCATATACGGCTTAACTTTCAGTGTTTCGTAGAAGTATTTAATAACCTGCTTGGACGAGCCCGGGTTGAATTCCTCCTTAGCTACCTTATGTAGATCCTCTACTGTCTCAGCTATCTCCGCAATAACTTTATCCTTCATAGTTTTCAATTGATCTATGTCTATGGGGATACCAGCAGTCATCATCCACAGAAGGGGATCTGTAAGTTCCATATCTTCTCGGTACATTTTTAGGTAGTCAGGATCAGCATTTAGTTCCTGCTCTACCTTATCCCATACCTCTATTGTATACGCTGAGTCCCTACAGTTATACAGCCAGAAAGCCATAGGATCTCGGGCAGGAGTCCTCCATAGTTTCCTATCATCTTTATAATAGGGGTGATCTGTGTAGATAGATACTAAATGATCTAGGCCCGATCTCATATCAGGGTACATAGTCCGGTATGCTGTCATAGTACATTCAACAGGTCCTCGAGTGAGGACTTTAGATTGATGCCATGTATAGGATACATCAAATAGGAAATTATGCATTACCTTCGTAACCCGCTCATTTTTTAACAGTGAGCAGATAGCTAGCCATATTTGAGCTTCTTGTGCTTCATTCCACTTATTAACAAATGGTACACATAGGGCTAGATCTTTATTAGGGGCTATAGCTAAGCAAGAGATTTGATTATTATAGCACTCTACATCATACCCGAAGACATCCATCTCAGGCGCACGATTTACCATATCTATGAATTCTATAATCTGATTGTAGCTAGGATCTAATATGGCTTCCAATGTAGGTGATGGTACCTCAGGAAACTCCATATGTCTTTTGGCCTTCTTAAGGTCTGCAACTATATCGTAGCGGAATAGGTAGTTTCCTGGCCCCCGCCTCATTAGGGTATAGGCTGGGTGATAGGTAGGGATTACTTTGCGGCCAGGTAGGAGGGTGCTCTCCATGATGGAGCCTCTGTACTTAGTTATCTCCGTATTACCGGTGAGGATAGCAGTGGCTAGTTTGCCCATAGGTACAAACACATTAGCCTTACAATCCTTCAACCGTTCTTTTACATCCTCCTTAACTTTCATACCTTCCGCTGTGAGATTAGATCCTACTAGGTACTTATCTATAGAAGGTATTCTGTGTTTTACACAGTTTATAGTGAAGGCCTCTGACCTAGAGATTCCTGCTGCTTGCAGTAGAGTATCCCACACTACTCCACTCTCCCCTACTAGGGGTCTATTCCTAACCTCCTCAACCCGGGCCGGTGCCTCCGCTATAAAGGCTATGGCAGAGTTAGGATCTCCCTCCGTGTAGGAATTAGTCTTGTTCATCCTCCTCTTCCTCCCCCTCAAAGTATTTAACGCATAGGTTTATGAATTGTTCCTTGTACTCATTATTCAGGTCCCATCCATATGCTGTCATATCCATACTTATGGCACTTATAATAGTCTTCCCTGATCCTAGGAAGGGGCATAGTATCTTATACCCAGGATAACAAAAGGTATCTAGGATTTCCCGTATTAGTTCTATGGGTCGTTCAGTGGGATGTACTTTCTTGTTCGGTGCTACAGGGAGGTGGTGAAAGACATTTCTGGACCCAGGCTTGTGCAAGACAGGCTTCATCTTCCTCGCTACATAGAAGGGCTCGTAGCACCTAGCCAAGTGCACATGAGGCTGCTGAGTTTGTCCATTAGGTTTCACCCACAGGGCCGGTATATCATCCACTTCGAACTCTGCCTCTCTGAGACAATTCTTAACTACCTCTCCCTGCGAAGGAGCGAACCACCAGATGCAGTAGGTGTTATGATCTAGGAGCCTGTATACTTCCCGGGCAGCATCAAGGGTCCATTCCTCATAGTCCTCAGCTCGTACCTCGGTGTATCCATCTGTGACATTCATATCTGTGGTAGTGGAGGTTCTCTTTTTATCAGCTAGGTTTATCCCATAGGGAGGATCTACCTCAGCAAATTGATATATACCGTTTGCGGGTATCTCTCGCATCCCCTCGATAGCGTCGCCTATATTGTAGTAGTCTACCACAGATGAAAGTCTCTGAGCTAGGCGGGCATTGGCCCTGTCTGCTCCGCTAAGATCCTCTCCCTCTATAGCCAAGGCCGAGTCAGCCTTTTTCTTCAAGGCCTCAATTAGCATACTCTCTTCGAACTTCTTTAGCTGTCTCTCAGCCTCTGCTATATTCTTACATCCTGATAGCTCAGGGATCATCCTCATAGCCCTAGCCATCTGAACGTGACGGTTTGTAAGACCTACGGAATGATCCAGGGTATCCGCAGCCGCAGCCTGGGAACCTTTAAGATCCACTACCTTCTCTTCTAGCCAACACCTCTCAGTCCACTCCAGATCCTTCCGGTGGATATTTTCTATAAGTTCTATCTCCCGTAGATCTGCTTCATCCTTAATCTCTCTAACCACTGCGGGGATGGTTCCTCGCTCGAGGAGAGTACAAGCCCGTAGACGCCTACCACCTGCTACGAGGCTATAGAAAAAGCCATCACTAGATTTATCTATGCATATAGTTATAGGTTGAATAACTCCGTACTTTTCAATAGAATCTTGAAGCTCTTCTATGTCTCCATAATTCTCTCGGAATCTCTCTCCTACGTTTATCATGGATATAAGAATATCATCAGCCATCTTTTATCTTTCCTAAGAGTTTAATTCTCTCTTCATCACTCATACTATTTAAAATAGAACTAACCTTATCAACTTTCCTCTGCCTACTTTGCTTAGTTGAGGTACGTTGAATCTTTTTTGACTTAGCCCTGTCCGTCCTAATTTCCTGGATAGCTCCTCTTAGTTCGTCCTGACTCATAGTGTCTACAGATTTGAGGAGCCTTTCTAATCTAATTGGTCGCATCCTTTTTCTCCTTATTAGCTTTCATAACAAGTTTCATATTATCATTCATAAGGAGCGAAGCAACTGCCAGACCATCCCGGTCTAAGGCATCCGCTAGAATTTTACAAATAGAAACCATTAACCTAGTTTTCAATCCCCACGGGACGTGTTCGTTTATCTTGTCTGACGTAGCCCTGTCCAACTCGAAGGTCATACGAACAGCTTCTCCCGGAGTACCCTTACTTCTTTCCATAACATAGAATCCCCCAAGAAAGTGGGGGCACCCCCGATCCAAATCCACCCCTGAATAAAGAACCGAAGATGCCCCTCCTTATTTACCTACCGGTTAAGACGGGGGAGGATAAGCTCGTTACTCTGACGACCATTATACTCCTTAACCTTAACTGAACAAGTTGACGAGACACATCCTACCAAGGACTCGTCATCCCATCCTCCGTTATCATCAATAGCTGCGGAGAATGCTTGCAGGAACCGCTTCTTGTCCAGCTGGACTCGATTAAGCTGTGCCGGCTCATCACTATCAGTTGCATTGAAGATGTTGTGGAAGATAGGTTCGTACTCTACTCCATCATTGGACTCTATCTCAATAACCGCGAGGTATCCCCCTCGGCCAGTGCTATAGGTCTTCTCTCCGAAGGATGTGATCCGCAGATCTACCTTACCCTCGGGATGGACTTGCCTCTCATCAACCTGATTAAGAGCGTCTTCTACATAAGCCATACTTTTCTTTCCTCTTGTTATGTGAACTTTCGTCCACGTTAGTCATCGTTCAATTATTGAATTCTACTAGCTGGTCTAAAAGAATCTCCCTACACCCTGACCAGAAAGATCCTGGGAGAAATCAACAGTTACATCCTCTATATCCTGCAGTCCCTTACTTTTCAGAGTACGAGACACCCGGACAACAGGATTTAGTCTATCAGGGACCGTCCTCACCAGAAACTTTGCTCCTCCCTTATCACTCTCCTCCACCATAGTGGCAAATATATCTGTGAACTTAGTAGGTACACGAATCCTATTCTTCCCGGTAAACATAATCTGGCCGTGTACCCTACCTGTGTACTCATCCTTAGTCATTTCAACGTGAGCTGTTATGAGGATGTTACTACTTAGATTAGTAAGATCAGCTATAACATTCCTCATAACCGTCATCTCTGCGCCATAGTCAGCTTGCTCCGGCTGCTTACCATAACGACCATTCTTAAACATGACCCTTGCCATAATCAGGTCTGAGAAGTTGGTCATAGAGTCAAAACAAACCCAGTCGTATTGGTCAAAGAAGTTAGCCTCTATCCGTTTGTGCCAATCCTCTTCCCATGCAACATACTGCTTCGGCTCCGACCGGGCACGGGCAGGATCTCTCACCCCCTTCTTAAGAGTCTGAACAGCCAAGTCGGCCTCATCATGAGAGGGGAGAAATTCTAATATATCAACATTCTCCTCCCCTACCACAGTCTCCCTTACCGTAGGGTCGAATGCATATATAAACTTCTTGCCCGGTAGGGTGCAGATGCTCAGAGTCTTTCCACTCCCTGCGCTACCTATAAGCATCACTCTCTTTCGCTGATTCTCCGTCAGGTCTCTCTTGGCGTTAAGTACCTTTAAGGGATTACTCATTGAATTTCTCCGTAGTCCTATCTGGGGTTAGTCCGATTTTGACGAGATCCATCTTATCAAAGGGGCTCCAATGCTTCACGTCGAATCCAGGCGGAGGATCTTCCATGTGAGGGTTAGGAACATACTTACAGGTATCCAGGTAGATACAAGGACGCATATAATCGAAACACGCGCCGTTATCCTTTCTAAAGGAAGCCATGTAGCCGTGATCTAGTCCTTTTCTCTCATCCTCTTTCTGTCCCTCCAAGGCACCCT